ACTGAGACCATAAGTACTATTTAGGATAATCTTGTAAACATAGTTCTTCGGATCCTTCTTAGGTATCTTCTTTCTCTCTTCAAAGAACCATTCATACTGTTCACAGAATTCTTCTTTAGGTAAATGCGCAGGAGACCATCTATTCCTAATAGCTAGATTAGGATAGAAACTAGTAACATCTGAAGTCATGATAATCATACCATCTTTTGCTTCATAGATACCAGCTTTGGTAGCACCATGCACACCACCTAAACCAAAATCTGTTTTGACAGACTTATGAGTGACTGAATATTTAAACCCACCCTTAGTATCATTAGGATTAATCTTTAAAGTTTTAAACTTCTCATGGATGTTTTTAAACTCTTTGCGATTAAAACTAATATAATCTAAGAGAATGTCTCCTACTACAATAGAGTCTCGTTTAGTTCTCATCTGCTTTAGATCATACTTTCGTATGTTGAGTTTGCTACTCAAGAAATGCAAGAAGAGTTCTTTAGATATCTTTGGTTCAGAAGCACTGTACAGGTTGATACCATACTCGTTAGTCAACGCTTTTCTCAACATGATTTGATCTTTGCTGAGCATCATTACTTGCTTAGTTGCAAGTACATCGTTAATACAGTAACTTATTATAGTATCTAGCTGTTCTTTTGTGCGGATTACAGTACTGTGTTTGATAGGCATATCGCGAACGTTATTCCAATCCATAGAGTACTCAATCCACTTTAGACTAGATCTTTTTGCAGGATTATCCCAGTGATTTAACCGGAATACATCTAGCTGCTTGATACTTAGTATCCGCTCACCATACTCCGGGAATTCACCTTTGTTAGAACGGTCTATAGTATCTTGAGCTTTCAGATACAGTACATGTGCTATGGTCTCAGCAGGTTCATCGAGATAGTAATCACCTTCTCTAATGATGAACTCAGTAATCTGAGAGTCAAAGTTTATACCGTTAAATGAAATATGCCAAACTTCTTCACTCTTACAATCTTGTAAGAACGAGTACAATTCAGCATAATCATTCCGAGATTCATGTACTACAAATATCTTTTTCTCATCAGATTTATAGTCTATAAATACTGCGACGAAGCAATTAATTAGGGTCTCATAGTCATGTACCCAGTTAGTCATTACTCAGCAGATTCTGTTGTTGGAGTAGCAAGCAAATATTGCTCAAAGTCAAATGTATCAGCATTGAAAGCAAAACGCTTTACAAAAGCACGAATCTCATCCAACTGCTCAATATAGTACTCCTGGAATGTTTCGATAGTACGACGCTCTTCCTTGTATGGTTTACCTTCACGACTCGGTGTCTTTCTCATTTCGATATCACCGTTGTGATCAATCTTAGGCATCATGTGAAAAATATCTTTTTGGATAGCACCAATGACAGCTAACACTTTCATGTCTGCGTCAAAGATACATTCTACATAAGGACATTCTGCGTCCGTTGGGATCATTTTAAATGTCTTACCATTCTTCCAGGTAGACGTGATTAACATCATATTACTCATAATTGTTGGTTTTTGAGACGTCAAAGATAATCAAATTGAAATTCTTTAACATCAATTTTTAAAGTTTCTTCTTCGATATTAGGTAAATCACATAGCTCACCGACTTCCTCTAGTAAACTAACAGGAACATCAAGTAATTTGGCATATGTTTCAAAATAACCTTCTGGATTAAGAAAACTATTAACTAGATCTCTATTACCCGGGTGATTAGCGAAGAAGTTTAGGATTTTTATTTTAGATGAAGCATTGATTTTTGAGTAATGACCTTTGAGAAAACATTCCCAAAGATTGCCTTCATCAGAAAGATCAAAAATGTATGTACACTTTGAATCTTTTAGTTCATGATAATCGACAAACTTTGGATTGTTAATCAGTTTACTCTTTTCAAACTGTCTGAATTCCATATCTTCTCGAGTATGGTATAAACAAACAAGTTTCTTATCTTCAGGTTTTATAACTCCTGGTATAGAGATATAACTCTCTATTGGAACAACAGAAGAACCTCGCTTCAAACCTAAAACAGGGTACAAGAAAAATCTTGATTTTTGAGCGTACTTGGTATGCAAATATTTTTTCATGTTTGTTTACAATGACATCTTATTTATAAGATAATCATAAGGTAGACTATAATTCCTACTAGTATAGTGATACTCAGCTTTCATTAACATCTCATCAAGATTCCAGATCCAGCTATGCAATGTAGCAGCACAAACAGGAAACGCGAATACCTGCTGGTACTTATCAATAACTATGAAATTAAATCTGATCTCTGAGAGACCTTTAAAGTTTGCTTGTATTAACTTGTAATACATAGCAGCTTGCATCCAATACTTGTAGTACTCAACAGTTTCTCTAAACTCAGAAATTGTCTTTCCGGTAGTTTTAAAGTCATTGATTGTAACAACTTTAGTTTCAGGATCATAAACATAGTTGTCTATGATACCTTTTAAACCGAATGAATACTTAGTCTCAGCTTCTAGTGGCACCTCACTCCAACTATTAGGCGAACCTAACTGAAGTAAGCTAGTAACTGAGTTGTTACTTAGTATTAATTCAACATACCCTTTGAGTCTATCATAGGTTTCCTGATCTATAACAGTCTTGGAACCCTTTGATTTGAGAAACTCATAATAGTTAATATTCTCTGCAGTGAGCATCTTTTCTACACGCTGTTGATCAGTCTTAAGACTTTGGTGTAGATTGACCTCCCTTAGAATATCAATTATAGTTACCTCATGAGATGACAAAGGTAACTGTTCAAAACCGTTTTGGCAAGACAGTGCATACACTTTGTCAATAACTTTACGTGCGTTGTCCCCAGGTAATGTAGCAAGTGATACTACAAACTGGTCATTAAACTTTTCATTCTCAAGTAGTAAACAGTGAAGAGCTCGACCCTCAATTAAATGAGAGTCAAGTCTATCTTCACGTTCACCAAGAATATAGTGTTTATAAAAAGTGTTCGGTACATACATCAGTTTGTTCAGACTGCTGTAACTGAACTGGAACTTCTTGCTGTAGAATCTCTCCTCTGCTTGGAAATCCGTTATCATTTAGTTTATTATTTATTTTGGTTAATGTTTCCTCAGAGAACTTATATCCAATAGGTTCAATCATAATAGTTGATGATGAGAACTCCTCAGCACCTAGTTCATATAAGAAATCTACTACTTCAGGTGTAACTTCACCTTTTTCTATAGCAATGTTGAATACATCTTCATAGTCAAATCTAAATTGGTATCTCATGTTAGTTCCTAAGAAACTAATAAGACCTTTGAATGCTACAGTTTTTCTAGTAGGATGATCCCATACTTTATGACCGTATAGTCTAGAGATCTGTGCTAGATATACAGCACTCTTCTTATAGTTACAGTTAGCCATAATAGTCATAGCAACAGTATGGTTACTAGTATCAGCACTCTCAAACATCTGTAAGATAGCTTCAAAGGTATCTCTATCTATTACTGCTTCACCCATCTTATCTAATAGAGCTGCCTCATCATATACCTTAATACCACCATCATTAAAGAGATTATTTAAGATAAGGTTTGCTTCAATAGATTCCATAGTTATATAGGTACCTGCAAAGTTAAAATCTGCAAAACTAGCACTTGCCCAACTATTACGTGACGACTTATACTTCTTATTAATAGATTCTATAGATCGTCTGAAATCTGTGTTATCATCTTTTTTGAAGAAAGAGTTCTTAAACAACTTTGCATCATCAGGACTCATAAAAGCTTGTTCACCGTTAGTATGATCAAACTCCTCAAAGACTTTATATATTTGAGTATCAGCTGACTCATAACAGTACTTTGAGTTTGTAAAAATCAAGTCTGCCTTCTCAGGATCTCTAACAACACGAGCACCAATAGAATCTAGTAATGACTTTAGTTTCTCTCTAGATACCTCACACTTAGGAGATATATAAATAGTTTTAGCACCGGTTAAATCTACAGTTTTATTTACATGCTCATCATAGAAACTTTTAAAGTATCTAATGTTTTGCCAGTTATTATCTGAAAACTTTACTACTTCTTTTTGAGTACAGTTTAGACTGTCAATAAGACCCATTGAATTTACATTCAATGAATCTACTATGTTAATTTGAATTTTGTTCACCATATGGTTTAATGAATTCTTCGTAATTATACTTTGGGGTTATCTGGATGTTTACATGAGTAAGATCTAATCTTCTCTCAGCATCTTCTCTTTCAGAAGCTAGAATACTAGACATAAGTTTATTATATGTTTCTTCTAGTAATTGTCCATTTTTTGCAAGATGGGTTACTATTTCACTTTCATCCATGTTTTCTATAACATTCCAGTGTACTAAGGTCTTAAATAGTTTAGCTTCTTTAAGTCTGTTATTTTCAGAAGTATCTATACGGTATCTATGCTTCATAGCTAGTCTCCATATATGATACTTAGAATTCTTAGCATTACAGTTGAATAGAATCTTAGATGCTGTTAGATGATCCTCTTGAGAAGGACTGCTAAACATCATATCTAAACTATTATACATGTCATCATCTAGTACTACTTGATTACCACAGGTCTCAATAAAATGTTCTTGTGATATTACTGGTACTTTCTTAGATAGAATATTATATACAAGAGTAAGACTCTCTGCATTAAGTGCCCACTGTGTAGTAGCATCTTCCATGTTATCAGTATAAGCAGATTTACTGTAGTGAGATGCTAATGCTCTTGTCACTATAATAGTATCATCTTGCTTTAACCTGTCATGATAATCTATACCAGTAGTAGGTAATACAATAAACGTATTCTTATTCTTTATAAAATCTACAAGGGTTTGGTTATATACTACCTGACTAGAATAGTGTTCACCTACAATACATCCATTAGGATACTGATTCTTATTAATGTCATAGCTTGATGCATCTAGAATATTCTGTTCAGTACCTAGGATAACAGTAGCTTTTTCTATGTTACTAGTCACGGTCATACCAGATGTTTTACAATACTCTTTGATCTTATAACTAGGTATCTTAGAGTCTGGTAATAAATAAATCTTATCTCCAGAAACAGGAGTATAAGCATCACCCCCTTTCAGGAGTGATGCTATTTTATTCCTACTTTCCATAGAGATTTTATACAACTCTGTTACACCAATACCACTATTAAACTCATCAGGACTAAACATGTAAACATATTTAAGGGATCCTTCTACAAATTTTAGTTTGCTTGGTAAAGTAGAGTCTTCTAAAATACTACTAATGTTGTTTTGCATTATTTTACAGTCATTTTGATTACCTCTGGATTCAACATCAACTTAGACCACTTCTGTTTGTTACCATTAAGGATACCCTTAACGATATAATACTTAAGGTCATTGCTGAAGATATCATCAGTAATCAAGTTAGTAACACGATCAATTAATGGTTGAGTTACTGTGTTGTTATTACTATAGTGCACTGCATAGTTGATGATACGAGTAGTCATCAAGCTGGCAATATCTGCACGGTAGCTGTTACCCTCACCAATACAAGACTTAAGTTGTCCTTTGATATACTCCCAACTGTTGTTATTCAATACATCTTTAGGAGTTACCAACTTATCAAGCTTGTTGTTAATGAACATAGTAAACATAGTAGCAAACTCACCACCTACAGAACCTTCACCGATCATCTGAATAATAGGAAGACTCTCTTCGAAACTATCTAGACTAGAGATAGAGTTAAAGAATGTAGTGAAGCTACGAGCATTAGCACGCTTCTCTGTCAACTCAGGATGTAACAACATAAAGTTAATACAACGAGTGTCGATCTCATTCTCTTCTGCCCATCGCGCCCAACAGTCAATATCAAACTTCAAGTAACTTGTGATAAAACGAGTCTTTTGCGCTTCGTCAAGAGATGTCACCTGATAGTCACCGTTATCTGGATTACTAGTCAAGATTACAGTCCAACCTTTTGGTAGCTTCCATGAGATATATTCCTGACGGTCAATGATTTCCATAGTAGCTTGCATGAATCTAGCATCAGCACGAGTATAGTCGTCAAGAATCAACAAACCGTTCTCGCCTTTACCTTGAATCCATTCTGGTTGTGCATGCGTCATACGCTTCTCACCAGTAGGAACATACTTCTGCTGAATATACAATGGCATGATGTTCTCAGGAATCCATTTAGCTACACGCTTACCGTCGTCAGTAGTCTTTGCTACTTCAAATTCCTTAATAGGAAAACCTACTAAGTCACCCAACTCCTCGAGCTGACTCAAGGATAATTTTACAAAGTGAAGGTTGTTCTCATTAGCATACTGTAAGATAGTACTTGTCTTACCGATACCTGCTTCACCTTCGATGTTTACAGCTACAGGAATCTTTCCATTCTCCTGTAAGTACTTGTTATTATTTACAACGTGTGTTACGAATTGCTTTAACTCATCTGTGTTTAACTGAACTTGCTTTGCCATTTTCTTAATTTTTTTAATTCAACTTGATTTGTGGTCCAGGAAGACCTTTGTTAATTTCACCACGGGTAGATATTACCCACAACATTTTACCTTTTGGTTTTACATCAGTGCTACACTCACCATCTGTGAGATAGAATAAGCACGTATACTTTCTTTGATTTTCATTGTAATACTCTAGTACAGGATCAAAATCAGTACCACCTCTACCATGAAGAGTTATATCTTCATTAGGTTTGTACTTCTCAATACTACGAATAACAGTATCACATTGTAAGATAGTTACCTCACTACCAGTTTTATGTATGTGATGTATCTCATTAAGGAACTCCTTAACTTCTTTATCACTTACAGAACCACTAGTATCTATAGCAACCAACAAGTGTCTCTTGTTTTTAATCTTAAGACCAGGGTTCTCTTCAAACCTCTTGTTGTCTTTACGTCTAAGTTTCTTAGTGAATACTTCTTTAGCACCACCTGCAAATCTTCTGACATAACTACGCCAGTCAAACTTAGGTGGTTCTACATGACGTAGTCTTTCTAAGATACCTTTAAACTCTCCGGGAATAGTACCCCTAGATTTCTCTACAGAATCTGCAATTTCTTTCAAGATATGTGCTGTCTGAGACTCAAGTAATTTCTTCTCTGCTTCAGATAGATCTTCAAAGTCTTTCCAAGTACCATGATCAGGAACATTAGTACCACTACTATGTTGTTCACCGTCATCCATACCTGCCATATCAGAGATCTTTCCACCAGAACCAGATTGTTCTTCTTGTTCTTTTGCCTGCATCAAAAGTTTGTAATACTCTCTACAACCTGCTTTAGGTGGTAGATTATATTCAGCAAAAGACTCTAGAGTACAACCACCTTCAGGTAAATCTTCCGCATCTATGAACTGATTAATCTCAATGTCCATAGCAATGTTTGCTACTTTCTTATTTTGAAATTCATCTTGACACTGAATGTGGAAGAAACCTATATGCAATAACTCATGCTTCAGAAGACCTCTCTTGTGATTATCACTAAGAGAGTTCCAGAAGTCTTCGTTAATAGTAAGCTGGAAGTTAACACCATTCTTACTTACACCAGCAGTAGGTACACGTTTGTTCCACTGCTTATTTAAACTTAGTAGGAGAAGACCATAGAATGGTTCTTTCAACATAAGTTCTTTACTAGCTCTTGCTAGACTGTCATGATTGTTTAACATGCTTTGGAATTAATTTAAGGTTCATCTCTTCTACGAAATCAAAACCCCAGGTTAATAAATGTTCTTGTAGTGACGCAGAAAACTTATCTAGGAAAAACTGCATTGCGGCCGGACTAGTCTTAGTATTCTTCTTAATAACATTATACATACTATTAAAGTTAAGATGTCCTTTATCATTAGCACAATCATTTACATATGTCATGATAGATGGACTAAAAGAAGTATGTCTTATAACATCCTGATCATCAGGAGTTGTTACATCATTCTTAAAAGGATCATGATTACAGTTACTTTTACTGCAATCTTTTGCAAGCAATAAGATGTACGGAAGGTTCTCTTCCAAGTCTACTGCTTCTATAATACTTACACCGATATATACACTTTCTTTGTCAGGACTTGTTAGCATCCCTAATACTCTTTCATAAGTACTATCTGATAGAATAATACTTTCTTGAATGTTCTTTGTCATTAGTCTTCAATTTTTAATGTTTTAATTCTCCACAGTGGGTGTTCATTACCACTAACTGCTTTGACCCATTCTTTTGCACTAGGTATATAACCATTGCAATCTTCTTTTACATGTTGTTCACCTACATATCTGGTGTATACAGTTCTACCTGCTGTGTTTACAAAGCTTACTCCGAAGATCTTTTCAGCTTCAAATATACCTTCACTATGATGACGAAATATTCGGTGGTCACTATGACCTACCCATGATTTAGTCTCATCAAACCAGTTATGTATATGTGTGTAATCTGTTAGTTCACCACCCCACCTTCTAGCGGATGATTTAGCATGTTCATTCGGATGTGCCATAGTCACCTGATGCATCAGCACTTTCTATACTTCTTATAACACCGTCTACTTTCCAGGTCTTATCTTCAATATTTATTCTTACTGTACCATAACCACCGTCATTGTTATACCAATCATACTCATAGTTATTACTAAGAACTTCATAAAGCATTTCTTCTACCTTAGATAGAATGACATCATCTACATCTATAGTATTAGCATCCTCATCTTCACAGTATACATGTTCTATTGAACCACTATCTCCACTACCGTCGTATTGAGCAACAAGTTCAGTTATACCCATGTTCTTAAGGGAGGATACAAATGCTGCTTCCTCTAATTCATCATTAAATGCACTCATAATTTTATTTTTTAAGTTTATAAAAACGTCCTAGGATATTACCATTCAGATACAAATCTGATTCTAGTACACCGTTGACAAACTGATACTTTGTTTCCATATAAGTTAACTCTGTCTTAGAGTAACATATCTGCAGGATATTCCTCTTGATAGGAACCTTATCCTTGTGTGCTTCTTTTAACGTAGCATTACTACTGAAGTAATCCTCATACGCAAGCTTAGCAACACGCTCATAATTCTTTTTACGTCTGTCTGCCGGAGTATTCTTCTTGGTAAGTTTCTTCTTAGTAACTCTATGAAAATTCTTCTTACCAATATACGCATAAGACTTTCCATCTATGATAGCTGTCATTTCATATACAAAACCGACAGCACCTTCAGGAATCATATCAGGTGTAAATACCTGATTCTTGTAGATCCAACTCATTTGTTTATTGCTTCTTTTAGTAAAGGATATAATACCTCTCGTGTTTTCTCTAGACCGTGATCTCTTACAGAATCTGATAGATCTTTACTTAGTGGTAATGTAACATATGGTATACTATACTGTGCTTCATATTTAGCAGCAGCTTTCTTACCGGCAGTATCATTATCAAATAGAATCACGATCTTTTCATACTTAGCTCTATACATTGCAATAGCACCCGGAGAGATAACAGTGTTCTCACTATCTGGTGCAACAAACTCAGCATTAAATCCAAACTTACTAAGTGACATAATATCTTTCAGCGAACTGCAGATAATAAGATTAGGTTGTTCGAATTTTAACTGGTCTGTACCTTGAATGTAATTCTTTGTTTTTAGAAACTTATGATCAGCATTAAACGGTTGATACATCTTGTATACACTACCATCAAGTCTTGTGTATGCATAGATATTAGATCCAGTTATAGAAAGACTTTTGATAACATCATCTTGTTCTTTATGCATAGTATAGTCACCGACAGGAACGACACCATACTTAACAAGCGTTTCAGAATCAATACCAAACTGAGTCCAGAACTTAGCATCACCTTTATTCCAAGAACGTTTTGTGAAATCAACAATCTTATATCTTGCTAATCTTTTAAATGTTCTTATGTCATCAGTTGTACCAAGCATCAAAAACTCTCTGTAGTCTTTTATAACCTTATTCGCAGCTGCACCGAACTCAAGATCATAGAGTTCCATTACTAACTTTATAGCGGAGCCACCATTACCAGATGAAAAATCTTTGTAATAGTATTTGCTATCAGCATAGAATATTGAAAAACTAGGTGTTCTTTCTGTAGGATTAAACAATGATTTAATCTTTACATCTTGACCTACTAGTTTCTCACTCAGATTACAATAGTGCTCAAAGATCCAGTGATCAGGAACATCTATAATACTAGACACTAGATTTTTAGTACTTATCATATGCTAAAGTTTAAAGATAAAAAAGGGGATGCTTCCACCCCCTTTTAGTATCAGATAATTAAATTAGAGTTCAAAGTCACTACTCACAGAAGAGGACGTTGCGACGTTACCAGATCCAAATGAATCTACAGTCTCAACTTTCTTCTTCTTAATGTGTAGGTCTTTGTCAAATGCAATAACATTAGCTGCATTCTCAACAGGTGCCATATTATAAACACCGCGTTGATTACGAACCAAGAACAAGTCATGGTTAGTATAACCGTCTTTGTTAGTATACTCTTTACCACCAATACACATCATTACAAACTTATCTTTGAATGGAGCATCTTCGTTGAACTTCTCTACATATTCTTCAATAGTTTCAAAGACACCATCGTTATCTTCCATCCACTTGTAAGAATTAGTATTTCTAGCAAGAGACTCAAGCGCTTTCAAGATGTCGTTCTGACGATATACTTCGATACCAGTCTTAGTAGTACCATCTTTGTATGCATACTCGTTGGTCTTAACTTTACCAACTTGACCAAGATGTCTTCCTGCATCAGGATTGTTCTTGTCAATATAGAAACCTTCGAAATTCTCAATAGGTTCTGTCTCTACGTTCATTACTAAGAAAGATGCACTTGTATCATAGCTTGGTGTTTCCAATTTGATACTGTTGATCTTACATACTACATTACCAGGAGCGATAACTTTCGGCAATCCTGAACCTTCTGAGGATTTTAAATTTTTGATACTAATCATTTTTCTACTTTTTAATCAATGTAAATTTCTGTCCAATTAACTTTTACAGTTCCGTCTTCTAACATTTCAGACAAAACTATCTCTTTATTACTTAAGTGCGCAGGTCTAGCTCCGCAAGCTACTTCATCAGAGGTCTTAAAACTAATAATGTTTTTCTTACCTTTACGATACAAGTAACCGATAGAATCAGAGTTTGATGCGGTAATACGTTTAAGTTTACCTGTCAAATCTAAATCTAAGGAGTTAAACTCTGAACCATTCTTTTCAAGCATTGTGTCTTTCACGTGACCAACTAAGATTGTACGATCCGCCCATGACTGGATGTAGTTTACAACTTTAGTAAATGCTTCTCTTAAGTATGGGTAACCAGCACCATTAGGTAGACTCAATATGTTTCCATACTTAGGTTTACCGTCTGTTAACCAGTTTTTACCCATCGGAGTTTTCATATATAACTCCTCAGCATATGGTATACACATCTCTTCTAATGCAGTGATTGTGTCAATAGCTACGTACTTGTAAGGATTACCTGCGTCCTTAATAGCTTTACCGATATGCTTAATTTCTTCAACAGACTTTGCTTCAATCTTTAGAGCATCTAGATACTTAGAACCTCCTTCGAGATCTAGTATTAAACAGTTGTCTAATTGTGATAACAAAGTTGTTTTACCCGTTTTGGGTTTAGCAAAAATAATCAGGTTCTTCGGACTTGTATTCTCCGCAGGAACCTTTGCTGTAGGTAGTGTGATCTCCATGTTTTTATAATAATTACTTAACTAAATCGTTTAACCAAGACTTGCTGCTTACAGGTTTCTTTAATAGAATCGCTGCAAGATCTCTGATAGTCATATCAGAAATAGGAGCATCATCCATCAAAGATGAGAACTCTTCGAACTCTGTAATTTCAATACCTGAACGAGTAGCAATAGTTTTAGCTGGTGCTTTAACTTTTACTAACTCACTAACAGGAATAAGATATCTCAAAGCAGAATCAGTTGTAGGTGTGGTATCATACTCATCCTCCCAGTGGGGATTAAAGTGCAACTTCCACAATGTACGTTCTGAATCTTGCGGTACAAATTCACCAGAGACAAACTCTGTATAGAAATCAGTACCTTTACGTAACTCACTAGGGAAAAGACTAATGTGTAATTCGTCTTTACCTTTTGGTCTGTACGCTAACTTTGGATAAAAATACGCATCAGGAATATTCAATGCTTCGAATACAGGTTGATGTTTCTCTCTTAGCTCAGCAACTTTTGTCTTAGAATCTACTTTTTCTGTTTTTAAACTTACACTCATATTTTAACTCTTTTTTCTTGTTGAGGTGGTGTAGGCATTTCTGAAATACGCATGCGTTCAAACTCTGCTTTGAAGAAACTCATACGAGCATCACCATTGCGGCATTTCAAGAAGTGTAATACAAGCACCCGATCATTTTCTATGATATACTTATCAGGACCATAGAACCTAATCTTTTGTTTAGCAGGTCTATTGATACCAATAAGTGTATCAGCGTGTTGAAGCAACGCATCTGAACCGAAGATATCAGACTCTAGTATATAATTACCATACTTACCGTCTTCATTCCTCTCAGGATTGTCAATACCACGATTTAACTGAGTGAGAATTATGAACGCAATAGGATATCTCCTCTTGAGTTCTGTAACCATCTCACCAAGATTATACAAGGTATCAAACTTATCCTTCTCAAATGGTGCTTTCTTTAACAGCAAAGAGTGATCTAAGGTAACTACTGTCTTTGTAAAGTCTACTGTACCGTCTTCGTTTTTAACAGCATGATGATTCATGTAAGCTGTTATAGTTTCTCTTAATTCATTAACGGTCAGTGGTTCTTCTACAATGTCAATAGGAATCTTAACTCTCTCTTTGGCATGTTCATAGCATACTGCTAGATCTTCATTCGACAACTTTCCATCCGCACTACATAAGTACTTATATGATTTACCAAGTACACTGGAAAACTCTCTAATTGCAGAAGTACGAGCAAGCATTTCGAACTGAAATTCTAATACTCTGAACTTCTCATCAGGATTAAGTTTGAACGATTCACGTACAATCTGATCCTTAATTAGAGTTTTTCCACTACCGGGACGACCACCTATTACAGTCATTGAGTGCCATTCAAGACCGTCAGTAGTCGCATCATTAAACTTTTCCCACGGAGTTTTTAAGCTGCGAATGTGACCATCCATTCTACCTTTGAGGTAAACTAAGGAGTCAACGAATCCTTGCTTCTGGTCTTTCCAAAGCTTTTTATTCTCCATATGTAGTGTGATTATCGTTGCTGAATATCAATCCAGCGATGTACAAATCTATAAAATGTATGTGATAAAACCAAAATAAATTCAATAATTAAATACTGAAAGATACTAACATCTATCACAAAATTACTAAGAATCAAATAGCATATGACCGATAAAATAATCGACGTCAATAGCTTAGCTATGATTTTTTCTATTTTTAAACTCATACTACTTTTTCTGAAAAATGTGGAGAGTTATCTTGGTCATCTCCGCTTAATACAATGTCACAACAATTTGCTAATTCAGAATCCCAAGACTTATCTGAATTTTGTTTACGTATAAAATACTGTGAGTTACGCATAAACTTGAAATTGTCTTTTTCGAAACTGTCTACATAGTATACTGTAGCTGCTATAATAGTCTTCCAGTCATACTTGTAGTTCTTAAAGAACCATCTGAATGCTTCTTCAATGTTTCTTTTGTTTACTCTAGCAGGTTTGCCAGACGGTAGTTTACCTTTAGGAAAGATATTAAGAAATACATCAACATGATCTAGTGAATTACTAGTAGAATTTTCATTCTTAGTTAAACTCTCTAAAAGCAAATCACCCTTGCTGGTAATTTTGGAACTTTCTATATAACCTTCAGCAATTAGTCCACGTAATTCTAACTGTGGATTAATATTCTTAGCTAGATTTTTGTTTTTGATACACCATAGTAAGTATAACTGATTAGGTGTTAAGTTATTATCCTCTATAAACTGAAAAAGTTGTAGCATGTCCATATGTTTCTGCTAATTTAGATATTAATAACGTAATCTAGTACTTCAGAATTAGGATGTTTTCTTAGTTTCTCCAAAAATGTGTTATATAACTTACGCATAGGAACCTCGTTGTATAACAATGCTTCTTCTACACGTTTACGTGCAAGAGTAACTGTGCTACGAGAAGAACCAATACGTGATGCTATTGCTTCATCAGTATAACCCATCTTACCTCCAATGTATGCAAGCACTTGTCTAACAGTTGCTTTACCTTTATCTTTATTATTCTTATGAAGATTGATTGATTTAGGATTAATCTCAAGAGCAATATCGACAAGATCTTCTAGTGAAACTCTAAAGTCAATAAATACATCATGATATGTTACTTTCTTTATGATCTCACTTTGTTCTATTGCAACACCTACATTTTTAGCAAATGTTCTTAGCACACCATTTAGTTGTTGGTTTAGTATCAGTACTGCATTATCTAATGCCTCCTGCACCTTTGTTTGTACTTCTGAATTCATTTCTTGATATTTTAAAATCTCTTTTTAAGTCTAACTTACTTTCATATGCTGCAATTATACTACCAATACCTGTCATCTTGATACCAGCTTGGGATAATGCATCATGTAAACACTTGTTAGTAAAAGTACCTTTAGTTGTAACTACTTTAAATTCTACTTCACCATACTTAGTAAGTTTAGTAGTAACTCTTACGTTTCTTGTGTCTATATTTACCATATGATCTTTGGTTTATTTTGTTTCTCTAAAGTACTATTTATCTTATTCCACACATCATCACAATTCCATTCGGATTGTTTCATATATGCAGCACTTGCTGGATGAGATACTATAAATTTATAGTTACTATCGGGTACAAAATCAGCAAGTTTTGCTGCTTGTTTACCCATAAATACATAAATTATGTTTTGTCTATTCCAAACTAATGCATCTAATAAAGCAATTACAAAAGGAGACCATAGTAGTTGATGACTACCTGGTTTTCCAATAGTTGTAGTAAATGCAGAATTTAATAATAATACACCTTGATTACTCCATCGTGTAAGATCCGGATCTGTTGACACTATACCTGTTGTCTTTCTAATAGACTCTTGTATATATCTCAACGATGCTTCTGGTTTACCCGTAATACTACATGAAAATGCAACACCATCTGCTACACCTTCTTGTGGATACGGATCTTGACCGATCATAACCACGTTTACATTATCAAAAGAACACACTTCAAAAGCTCTAAATAGGTGCTTTATCTTAGGTGTGAATCTTTTATTATCCATTGCTTCTGCTAGTAAAGTCTCGAGTATCTTGTCCATTTCTGAACTTAAAACAAAAGTTTTGAGATACTCAGACCAACCAGCGTCTTTCAATTTCACATACAGTTTTTCTTTTACTTCTTGTAAGTTTACGTTTTCTAACATAGATTTGTATAAATTAACTTACGGTATGAGCGAAGAACAAAACAACAAAAAACAGCTTGAAGTATTAAAGAAAGACGCTGTGGTAAAGGTAGAATTACCTACTGCTTTATATGAGCGTCTCAATCAAATAATCTTCGAATTAATTCCTTGTAAAGATCATTCTGAGTTCCTTGGTCTTATTGATATAATCAATAAAGGTGAGGAAAATACAGATGAAAATAGAATTGCTTATCATCTCAAAACTTTGATTCTTACTCAGTTACAGATTGAGAATGCAGCAAGAGAACAGGGATTAACCGAAACTGTTGATGTTGATTTAGATAAGGATCCCGAATCAATATAACGGGAACCCTATCTTATCACCAATAGATATACATGTTTCAATAGCTCTAGATAATTCTTCTTTGCTACAATTAGCAAAAGATTTATGATCTTCTCCTTCTATCAAACCACATTCTTCTTTTACATACATCTTCATCTCATCTAAAGTATTACCACTATACTCAGCTAGTTCTCTGATACACTTATGGAGCTTGCTCAACTGTGCATAGCTTCCGTTATCTTGAACTATCTCATAGGTAATTGTAACTTTAGATCCTTCAGGTACTTGTTGAAGAAACAGGTCTAACTTAGTCTGTGATAACTTATCAAAACTAAGAGACTTATTTTCCTTCGTCGCTTTTACGCTTACGGGTAACAGGTTTGCCATTGTACGATTTTCTAGGTTGACCTTTATCTTTTCTTGGTTTTCTCTTGAGTTTAGCTAACTCTGCTTTTAAACTATGGTTCTCTACTAAACCATCTGCATATTTATTTATTATTCTATCGTAAGTAGTTTCTAAGTCATTAAGTTCTTCTTTAGACTCTTTATACTTTGCTCTGAATAAAAAGGCTGCCCCTGTTGCACAGATAGTTGCAAATACTAAAACTGGTGTAATCATTTTTTACTGTATTTATTTTGTTTGTAATCCTTTATAATTTCTGTAATTTCAGGTAAGTCCATTAAAGGAAGTGTACTTACCTCTTCACCAAACTCTGTTATTGCTCTAACAAAGTTTGTCATATCTAGACCAGGTGTCTCCCAAAAAGCTTTGAATAAATGACCGTGTTCTTTAAGAACTGTATCTACAAAGTTCTTCATAGTCATCTTAGTCTTGTGTTTGTTAAACCACTTAATACTTTCAGTATTATCACATGCATGAATGCATACTTCTAAATGCATCATGAGATGCACTACTCTTAGCTTTTCTTCTTCAGTCATACTAGTCTTGTTCTCTAATCTTTTTACTTAGTTCTTCAAATAACACCACAATGAGTGCAAATATAAGAATCAGTAATACCATTGGTATCATCCACCATAAAGGTAAAGTTATCCACCACCATGACCAATCAATAACATCTGAAAGTTTCAGTGTTAATAGCACTATAAAAACTATAGCACTTAAAGACAAACCGTTATTTTCCATATCTTTTTACAAATTTATGCATTTGGTACCATTCGTGAAAACTTTTTGTTTCATGTCCTTCTTCGCTATGAACACCTTCTACAAAACCATTGTTCCATGCATTATGTAAATCGTTTTTATCATAGCAAACATGTTCTTTAAGCATATCTATCTCAGCATTTTTCATCAATAGTTTTGCATAGAATATGAGAAATAAAGATATAAAACTAACTATTACTGCTATTATTATCAACATCTTTTTGTTTATTAATTATTTTGTTAATCTCTGCCAGGTGCTCAAGTCTAATAGCTTCAAGCTCCTCTTCTTTTTGTACTTCTTTTACAGACTTAAAGAATCCTTGTAGCATCTTGGGATAGATGGGTGTACCTGCAGTCATGATGATCTTCTCATCAAGTTCTTTGTTATTACCTTTACCTATACCAATGTACCACTTAGTTTCATAACCATTGTCTACTTTTACAATGCCTATCTTATCAAACCATATAGAGTCTACAATTTTCATAACTTAAGAGTTTTAATGTTAGTCTTCACCATCATTTTTATTTAGTTCTTTTATTAATGCATTAAGAGCATCTAACTGACCCCATGTTAACTGAAATTTAGCACCGGGGCTACCACTTATTTCAACATCAAACCCTTCTCCATTATACCACTCGCATATTTCAATGTAGTCATGTTCTTTAGATAGATAACAATAGTTTTTTAACTCATCAAATATAGCCGTACGTGAGTATTGTTCCATAGTACTTTTCTTGTTTGTATCAAGCCATTCTTGAATCTCAGCAGCTGTTGGAGCATACTCTTTACCTTTAATTCTGGTAATAGCTTTGTGTGCTTCTAGTATTTTATTTACATCATGCATACTGACAAACATTATAAACAGCCATCAATGGATCTTCTTTACGTACATGATTAATTAAAAGGTATAACCATTCAATTTCATCATAATCTATACGTTTCTTTTCACGAGGTTTGAACTTAAAATTATATCCGTTACCGTCATTCTGAAGACTGACTAGTAGTTCACCTTTAGTATCTTCAGACCATATAGAACCCATACTTCTCCATAGTTGGTATAATGTTCCGTTGTCTGTATCAGCTTCTGTGATAATATACTCTACATCTTGTTGTAGAGAATCAATTACATAATAGTTTCTCATTTTTCTTTTTCGTTTAATATGTCTTTTAGTTCTTGCCATACACCATTAATTTTCTCACCCCAGAAATAGTCACAGGTGAACTCACCATCTTCTATTTCACCAGGTACATCTAAAAAGTATGATTGCATCATACCATCTTTAGCAGTGTATCTATAACACTTTGTTGCTACAGGACAATTAGTCCCCTTACATTTAGTTATGTCAGCCATAGTTTTTAATTTTAAAATATATAACGTATTGTACACCAAGGAATTAACACACTATGTAGTGACTTAAACTCATGTATATACTGTGCTTTTAGTTCACGTTTATACCGGATATTCTCACCACCATACTGTGATATCTTAGCTTCTTGTAACTCAGGAACCCATAGCAGGTCCTCACCTGGAAGATTATTCTCTACATTAAAGAGATGTTTCTTCTCATTATGTGTAAGGAATATAACCTCACACTTCATCTGTTTTTTTGCAGCTGGAGAAATTATCTCATCTATTAACATAAACAAATCCCGGTACTCTTCTAACCAACCATCAGTCACTATAACAGGACTAAAGTTTAGATGTACTTCATAACCATCTACAAGTAACATAGTAATCTGATTAAGTCTTTCTATTATACTAGGAGTATTAGGTTCTAGTATACTAGCATACTTCTGGGGCATTAGACTAACACGAAGTCTAACTTTATCATTAAGTAAACCTAGTTGTTTGTTGAATAGATCAGGCATTAAATGTTTAGTAGCAAAAGATGCTTTAGCACGATCGTGTTTTCTAAAGAAGTCAAAGATTTCTACTAGAGGTAACTGTCTAGCATGTAACCCTATGTCTACATTACAACCAATATCATAAGTAATATACTTATCATCTGTTTGATTAGGTTTCTCATCAGTAGCAAACCATGCATGATGATCTATAGCTGTGAGAATGTCATTTACATTTTTATAAAATACTACACCTTCTGTTACGTGTCTCTTACAATAACAGTAACTACAGTTATATCCACACCCAAATGCAAAACTTGGGGTAATATAATCAGTACTACGTCCAGAAGGTTTAATCTCCATGCTTTGTAAAGAAGCATGCTTGATTAGTTTTTCTGTACTCATGTTTAATTATTTGTGTCAGGACAGGATTCGAACCTGTAAGGGCTGCCATTATAGTGACCACACGCAACGTGCTTTTTTACCCATAGTGCTATAACCATATATTGCGTCTACCAATTCCGCCACCTGACTAACAACTAACTATACTTCTCAAGACATCATTTCTGATTTACTGCTAGAAGCCAGTCTTTCATAGTTAGTATGTTTGGGGATGAGAAGTCCTCTGTGTTGTGTAGATTGTATTTGGTGTATCTACATTTCATGGAACAATTTCCTTTCTCAAGGGAACAACACGTTTGTTTTATTTATTCAAACCTTTAGCAATGCCTTTTACCGCATACATCTGCGCAGTTTCTAATTCATTCATAGCAATAGCAAAACATCGTTGTGCTTCAGGGTCTAAAGATTCTAAACGCTCATTATTGCAATAGTCAATAGCATCTGCCATCATACGTTTGAATGTTCCAATCTTGTCATCCGATGATGGATTAAAATTGATATGACATCTCGACTCCCCGAGTGTCATTGGTTTTTGTGGATTTTCTTCCATTTTATTTTGTTTTTAAGTTTAAAATTAACACCCAAAGGTGTGCCGTCTATTCCGAAAGGTTGTTAAGCTCATTAGAGCAATTGATAATAATTTTTTCATAGTTTTTGTTTAATTAAGTATTGAAGACAAGTAAATTCCTAGGTAACTACCTGTAACTGATCCTGCAACATACCCCAGCCATTGGTGTACAGCATCTTCACTACGAGCAATTTTCCTAATGACAAAGAATGATAGAGATGCTAACATAAAGTCTGTGATAGCAGCTTCATGGTAGTCAGTTGCAGCTACTGCTCTAAAATTTATACACAACAAAGAGTAGCTAATAATCTGAATGCAAAACAGCAGTAAGGCTTCTTTAAACTTTTTCATAGCTCAAGGTTCTCTACTATGTGCTGAACAAGCAACGCATGCATTTCTACTGAATCAACCTCTTTGTACTCAAGGATATCATAAGCAGCTCCTACTATAACTCCTATGATTTGTCCTAATGGCGCACCATAATTAATCACAAGAAGGTTTTTTACTCCTTCATCAGTGTGCCACTGTCTAAATCCTACCGTCAACTTTGATAACTTAACAGCTTCTTCAGGAACTTTACTACTTTGAATAAAATGTTTAATGTCCTCTTCTATTAGTTCAGCAGATTCATTTTTGATAACTCTTAAGTCTTGATGTAAGAGTTCTAGTGTAATTGTTTTCTTCATATGAATTGGTTTTAAAAGTTTAAAGGTTGCCTTTTTAAACGACATCGAGAAGGCTAACTCTATCTCCTATACGATGAGAACAGTAGTTTGAGCTTGTGTCAGAGGCTTCCTGTGTTTTACGATCCACTCGCGAGCGTGGCTAATAAGATGCAATACAGAACCCGGTGCTATACGTCACTTCGAGTATGTACACTTACGAAGAGTATTCCTCAACCGGGGATGTTAGGAGCTACCTAACAGTCTATCTGTATTGCGGAAAATTACCAAACAATGATTACCATCTGCTCAGGTACTACGAAATAAAGTTTACCTTCTATCTCTAGTACTTCACAGTTAGTAATACCCATACCAGTATATACTAAATCACCAACTTTAATAGCTGTGACATCAGTACCTACTGCTGCAACAGGTAACTTGTTTAATGTTTTTACAAACTCTCTTGCTGCTGCTTCTTCAGCTTCAGGAGTTAATTCAATTAAAGACTTTGGTCTTTCAGGTCTTTCTACTAAGATGCGTTTACCGCGGAGTTCTTTGAACATAATTATTGGTTTTGTTACAAATATATAAACTAATGTGTTATAGAACAAGTTCTATTTCTTCTGATACTACAGTTTCTTCTGTGGATTCTGACTCTTCCATCTCCCGGAATCTCCATGCAGCAAACCTAGGTTCTATAAACCTATTCCATTTGGTAAGATAAACCATAGGGTTTCTTACTTCTTCAAGTAATACACCATCTACAATACCATCATTGT